GTGCCGCACCCATCCGATCGAATCAAGGCGTTGATCGAAAAGAACGCCGCTGAAGTGGCCAATCTTCATAGACGTATCCATGAGACGTTTGCTCTGAGGGACGTAAGCCCAGAGAAGCGTGAGGAGTGGAAGCGAGCCTGCGAAGTTTTCCACCGCCGATATGACCAACTGTCTTTCCCTGGCGGGTATGAGGGCGTCATGGATCGCCTTGTCGCAGGTGATTCAGAAACGATGGAGGCGGCTATCTGCTTTCTTGAGCTCAGGCCTTATTTCTTTCGATCAGGCTACATGTTTGACGCGCTTCTTCGGAAGGCGAAACGTGCTCCGCTCAGCGTCGAACAACGTGCCCGATTGCAGTTCGTCGTCGACGAGGTTCGGGCTTGGAGGGCCGCGAAGCGTGAAAAGCAAGGGCGGGATGAATCTGGCGTTTAACTATTCAATGAAATGTCCGCTTCCGACCCATAGCGGAAATATCGATTGGCGCGGAGTGAAAGCATGAACAGTCGCCTTCTGTTGTTCGTCCTGTTCTGCATTGCCTGTTCGAGCTCGGAGGGTTTTGCCCAGGCGAAGGGGCCTGCAATCCAGTACGTGCCAGTGCATGGTGAGTCTTACGGCGTAGCGCGCACCCGATTGATTGAGATCGGCTGGGAACCCATCCCGGCTCCATGCGATAGTCATCACATATGCTGGGATCCAGGTCAGCCTGAGTTGGTAACAGACGTAAGGGCCAATACGAACTGCGGGAGTTTTCGGAGGTCCGGCAAGGTATTGGAGGTTTGCACCTATGTCATACCGGATGCCATATTCGTCGACAGGGTGACGACTGCCGACGAGCACTGAAAGTGGACCGACTTATGCTGGCGTCGTGGCGTCCGCTTTCGACCCAAAGCGGTCTTGTCCGCGTTGCAGCGAGAATGCGTCTTCAGCACTGCCGGCGAAGTCCATCAGGTCACCGCCCGTGCTGGCCCTGTCGGCCATCAGGGAACTCGGCGAGCCGTAGCGGCCTTCAATGGTTGTCCGCTATCGACCCACGGCGGACACTATGGATATTGGGCGTCAGGGGGAGTCATGGAAGCACATACAAGGTTCGACATCACGCATGCCTTCGTGGCGACCAGTGACGATATAAAAAAGTTCTGGAGCATTTTCACAAGTTACGGTTTGGTCGTAACGGTCGCCGCATCTTGCACGGACGGACTCGTTCGTCACTTTGACAGTTGTGAGTCCCTACTTCAGTACGACAATCCGACACGTGCGGCAATCACTTCACTGGATATTTCTGCAAGATTGCGTGAGCCGTACACCACTGCAGAAATTTCGCTCGGTGCACGTTATTCCGCTCCAATTTCAATCTCGCTGCGAGGCGATGAGGGCGCTGTTTCTTCAATGCGGACCTACGTCAGTGACGCTTCTGATGGGATGCGTGCTTGGTACTCAGCGATATCTAGAATCGACTTCTTCTATATCTGGTTTCCTGTCTTGGTTTTCCTTCTTATGCTCGGTCAAGTGATGAGTCCATCAGGCGTTCCTCATCCCGCAACACCGCTTAAGAAAGCGGTGGAGTCACTCGCTTTTGTTGGGTTGGTAATTGGAGGCATTGCTGCCGCAATCTGGTCAATCTCCTTGCTGCGTAAGCGGTGTTTCCCAGTAGCGACATTTGCAATCGGGCAGGGGCTGTCGAGGCACAAGCAGAAAGAGCAGGTTCGATGGGTTGTAGTCGTTGGGTTCGTGGTGGGAGTTGGGGCGTCGCTTGTGGCTACTGTTCTACTTGCCTAACGGTACTGAGGGGCAAGGTGTGCGCGGAGCGAGCAACTGGCTGCTGCGGAATGTCCGCTTTCGACTGCGACTTCAGCCGGTCGTTGCGCAACACCATAGGCGTGCCACGTAGCTTCGCCCCTCAAACGAACACGCACGACGAGCCGCTCAACTGAGGCGTTGGACCTCAAAATATTGATCAGGGGATACCATGGAAATGGAAAAGCTGAATCTCTTACGCAGCCTTGAAATAGGCGAGCGTGTGGCGGAAGAAGAAGCGGAAAAGCTCGAAAAGTACTTTGTGGAGACTGAGCAATGGCGCCAAATGGAAGCTGGCGAAGTTGACGTCGTCTATGGCCCAAAAGGATCCGGGAAAAGTGCCCTCTACACCCTTCTGAACAAGAAGGAGAATGAGTTCTTTGACCGCGGCATCCTTCTTGCCGCTGGCGAGAATGTACGTGGAGCCACCGTTTTTAGGTCAGTAGTATCCGACCCGCCGCCCTCTGAACTGGCGTTTCAGTACTTGTGGAAACTTTATTGTCTGACCCTTATTGCCAACACCTTGAGGAGCTACGGCGTCACAGGTGGAAATGCATCTTCGTTGATTTCCAGCTTAGATAAGGCTGGCTTACTTCCAGCCTCAAGCGGCCTCGCGGCAATTTTCAGGGCCGTTACAACATACCTCAAGAACTGGATAAATCGAGACACAAAATCTGTCGAGTACGCGTTGACCATAGACCCTGCAAGCGGTAATCCCACAGTAACTAGAAAGGCCGAGTTCTCCGAGCAAAGCGAACAGCAAAATCTAGGTGATATACCAGTAGATGAATTGCTTGATATGGCTGACCGTGCTCTCGCGAGCGCGGGTCTTAAACTTTGGCTTCTATTCGATAGGCTTGACGTTGCATTTGCCGACTCTCCGGAACTTGAGCGCAATGCACTGCGCGCACTCTTCAGGGCATACAACGACCTGAAGGCGTGTACTAATATTTCTCTCAAGATATTTGTTCGCGATGACATTTGGCGAAGAATCACGGAAGGTGGCTTTACAGAGGCAAGTCACATTACAAAAAGCCTCACAATCGCATGGACAGCCGAGAGTCTTCTCAATCTTATTGTTTTGCGACTTCTTAGTAATCAGCCAATTGTTGATTATTATGGCTTGAATGCAGATGCTGTTCGCTCCAGCTATGAAGCCCAAATGGCTCTCTTTTATCGCCTTGCTCCCGAAAAGGTTGACTCAGGGAAAAACCCTAATACATTTGAATGGATGGTTTCACGAACGACCGATGGCACCGGAAATCCCGCGCCTAGAGAGTTAATCCACCTTCTTAGCACAGTCAAAAAACTACAGATTCAGCGCTTTGAAAGAGGATCTGCAGAAGTCGAGGGTGTGCAGATATTTGAGCGACCTCCATTCAAAGAGGCGCTCAAAGAGGTCTCGAAGGTGCGCTATGAACAAACATTACTCGCGGAATATCCTGCTCTTAGGGAACATCTGGAGCGCCTTGATGGTGAGAAATGCGAGCAAACGCCGGATAGTCTGGGAGCATTGTGGGGGGTGGCTCCGGAAGAGGCACTAAAGATTGCAAAAAGGCTTGCTGAAGTCGGATTTTTTACGATTGTTGGTGACAAGACTGCGCCTTCGTTCTGGGCCGCGTTTCTTTATAGGCCCGCTCTTAATCTAGTGCAAGGCAAGGCCGAGCCGGCTTGAGGTTGAATAATCAACGTGTCCGCTAACGACCGACGGCGTGCATTGCGCAACACCTTATCCAAGTGCTTTACCATGGAAGGAGGAGGGTATGACGTACTTCGGAAGGCGTATTACGAGCCCTCGCGAACTATTCGCTTATGTCGTAACCGTCATCGTTGTTACCTTGGGCATTCTTCTTTGCATGCAACTTGGCGGCATCGCGCCGAAGGATGTAGCAGGGTGGCTATTCCCTCTGTTTGGAACCTTCCTCGGCGCATTTCTAGCTTTTCGACTGCAGCGGCTAAAAGAGGCCGAGGCGGACGAGCGACGGAAAGTGGAGGCAATAAATCGAGCGCTGATCGTAATCGGAACCCAGTACAACCATCTTCTGCCCTTACAACGAGAGCTTGTCGAGTACCAAGATCCGCTTGATCGGATGATCAATCTGCCCGCGAACAAATTTGGAGAGCAGTTCGATCTTCGTCAGCAGGTGGAGCAGCTCGCGTTTCTTGGAGATAGCGGCGAAGCCAACCTGATCCTAGAAATTTCAGTGGAGCAAGGTCGCTTTGATGCTTGCCGGGAAGTGGTAGCGGCCCGAACTGATTTTATGGTTTCTCAGGTACAGCCTATGATTGAGTGTCACGATTTGATGGAGGCGGCAATCAATGAAGATCTGCTCATCAAGGCGTTCGGCCCTCGTATTTACGGAACGCTCCAGACGTTAACAGATCAAGTTTATCTGCATGTGCCATCTACTGTGGATAGTCTCCTAAGTATGGCCGCTAAGCTGCGTGTCGCGGGGAGCAAGATGTTTCCGAAGCACGTCTTCATTGCAATCAAGGCGCCGGGCGGGAATGAAGCATCTAAGCATTGGTCGGCCGTGGCCCGGTATGCAAGTGGACTGAGGCTTCCTGCTGTTCGATAGATGGCTTTCTATGCCGAGTCTGGAATGCTGCTTACTGCAACGTTGTACTACTAGCATCCTTCAATTTCTCCCAGTCGCGCGATGCGTTCTCACGTTGCCTATCTAGATGATCGGCTAGTGTCTTAGCATCGATAAGCCAGGGTGCTTTTTGTGTGCCAATTCGGAATGCCGGTACAGGCAGCGCGTGCCGCCCCGCACGCTTCGCTGCTTCTTCTGGCTTGAGGCCGAATAAATGGCAACACTTGCTGAGCGGTATCTGGGCGGTTTCATATTGCGCTAGTAGCGAAAACAACGTGTTCATCGTATCAACTGCTTATATTCTAAGTACTGGTTAGATCGCGCTGGGTGTCAGGTGGGTGCGTGGGGAGGCGCTGCATCTACCCCCGGCCCCGCTCTGTGTGGATCGGCGTCGTCGGCTAATCGTTGGCCTCGCGCTGGAAGACCCAGCACTTTACGGTGCGGCCGCGGGACTTGTCGGCCTGGTCGTGCAACCAGATGGCGCTGTTCACCGGCTTGAGGTCGACGAACTTGCGCGAGCGCGAGGTACGCAGGTACTTCTTGAGGTCCGCCAGAGCTGGAACGTCGAGGCGGTGTTCGCGCGCGCGTTCCTCGAAGTGGTTGAGGTTGACGGCGATTTCGCGTGGATTGCGGCTGTGGTTGAGGCTCGGCGCCGCGCCGTTCCACTCGTCCAGATAGTCGAACCGCTCCCAAAACGTCTGCACGATCTTGTGATCGGCGCTGATCGAGGACTGTCGCTCCATGGCCATGGCCAGCACCTCACGTGCCACGGCGGCCTTCTGCTCGTCGGTAAATGGGATCAATGTGCCGAGCGCCGCGAACAGGGCCAGCAGTTGCCCATGGTTCTTGGCGATACGCGTGGTCTTCACGGCGTCGTGGGCGAGCAGCTCCAGCTCGTAGATCGGGGCCTTGTCAAACACCGTGGCGAGCACCTGCTCGGCCTGGCGCGCGGCCATCACAAAGAAGTAGCTCACCGCGTCGACCGGCATGCGCTCCAGTTCGAGCGCGGCGGCGCGGGTCTCGGCCGTGTGCGCCGAGCGATCTACAGTGATGTGGCAAATGCGCTGCATGATGGGCTCGCTGGCATCCACCTTGGCGTTCTGCGAAATAACGACAGTCGCGCGGAAAGGCGGCTCGCGCGTTTCGTTGCCCGAGTTCTTCACGCCGAGGGCGCGCACGCTGCGGCCGTTGTAAGCGGTCTTCAACTCATCCCAATCAAACGACTTCTTCTTGGCGTCTTCGCCGTTGTCGCGGTCGCTCTCGATCAACACCACTGGAAGATTGGCCACCTGGGCGAAGTTACGGGCGCGCGCGGCGAGCGTCGCCTTGGACGGGTCGAAACCTTCGTAGTCGCGGCGACCGACGAGCTTCCACAGGAACTCGATCAGCGTGGATTTGCCGGCGCCCGCTTCGCCCACCAGCTCAAGGAACGGGTAGCTTTTCTGCTCTGCGCGGATTTGCTCGGCAAACAGGCTGCCAAACCAGAAGGTGAGCGCCACCAACCCCTTGGCGCCGAAGCACTTCCACACCAGTTGCAGCCATTCCTCGCGATAGGACTTGCGATCACGGCTGATCGTCAACGCTGGCGAATGCGTCAGTGTCTTGAGGTTGAGCCGACCAATCTCGAAATAATCCTCATCGTTGAGGTCAAAAACGGCGCCATCGCGGATGGCCAGCTCGCCCATCACGTAGGTGCCGTGTTCCTTGGTATAACCCACGTAATCGATGGTCTCCACGGTTTTGATGCCGTAGAGCTGCTGCTTGATGATGCGATCCAACTGCTGGCTCGTCCCGGTGAATACGGCGCCAGGCGCCATGCTTAGAAGTCGCTTCTTGAACTCGCTTGCGCTGGCGAGGCTGCTGCCGGCGAAGGTGTTTTTCACAGCGCGGCCGCCGTGCGGAAAGCTGACGCGGTAGTAGTACCAAGACTCGTTGGTGACTTCGTTCGCTTGGTAGTACAGGGGCAGCGGGTTGCAGTTGGCGATTTCGATGTTGTCGCAGGATTCCGCCAACGCCATGTCGCGGCGCTCGTCTTCCGCCAGGTCGGCGTCTTTCTCTAATAGTTGTTGCATGGCCTTGTCGTAGGCCTTGATGTCGAGGTCGAACCAGTACAGCCGGTCGTCGTGGTCGTAGAAGAACGTGGCCACCCCGGTGCGCCCGTACATGAGGCGGGCCTTGTCCGCAGCGGATCGGGCGATCAGCAACGAGCCCTGGTAGCGATACTCATCCATGTCCTTCGGGTTGAGCCGGTCGGCGAGGTGCAGATCGCTCCAGTCGTCATTCTTGCGCGAGGTCTGAGGGATGGTCGCGGCCTCGCAGGTCCATCCCTCTTTGCGCGCGCGCTGCACCCAGCGACGTGTGTAGTCGCGGCCCGCGGCATCGCCATCCAAGGCCCATACCAGCCTGGGGCGATGGGTGGGGCGCAGTTCGGCGAGCTGACGCAGGAAGGTCGCCGGGTAGTTGTTGCAGCTCATGGTCGACGCCGCCGCCAAGCCGTGGTGGTCGAGTGCGCTGGCATCAAAGATGCCTTCGACGAACCACAGCTCGTCCAGCGTCAGCAGGCGTTCGTTCGTCAGGGTCGGCGGCAACCACACCTGGCCGGCGTAGCTCGCGCCGGGCGCAAATCGTGCCTTCATCTTGCCGAAGCGGTGCGGCCGATCGATCAGGCGTTCCCAATAGCTGCCGCCTGGCAGGGGAAAGCGGATGGTGGCCGAGGTCGCTTTCGTCTCGGGGTCGCGGTACCACTCTTGCGTGTAGCTGCCGCGCACGCGCGCCAGGTTGAAACCGCGCGAACTGGTCAGGTACGCATCAGCGGCCGCATGGGGGTTGTTGTCGGTCTTCTTGTAACGCTCCGACCAGTTGTCGAACAGGTCGGGGTACAGCTCTTTGACGCGGGCCTCGAAACCGCAGTTTTTCAGGCGGCCGCAACGCACGACCCACGGGGCGTCGGCGTTGATGTACAGCTCTCGCTTGCTGCACGTCGGGCACTTGCCCTCGCGCAGGTAGCCCTTCTTCGCCGGCTTGAAATCGTAGTCCCGGTTCAGTTGGTCGAGCACATCCCGCTGCAGGTCGAAGCTCATGTCAACGACGGCCATCGGCGGCGCTCCACAGGTGGCCGTGCGGACCGCACAGGGCGCCCATGCGGCGCATCTCGTCGCAGGCCGTGCCGAGGTAAGCAGCGATGCGTACGTGGCTGTCGCGCCACGAGTTCGCGTCGAAGTCATCGTCAGACGCTGGCGGTGCACAGTCGGGAGGCAAGGTGCACAGGTGAAAGGCATCGCCAAGTAGTCGATGGGACCGGCAAGTGGCGCAATGCTTAAGCTCGGTGGTCATGCGTAGCCTTTCATGAGGCAAGCCGTCTCCGTTCCGGCAGCACGTGGGCTGCCGGTCGTGAATGAATCAAGGGGGAGAAGCGGAGGTTTAGCGGTCGGCGCGACGGCCGCAGCGCGAGGTGGTGTACTCGGCGTCTTGCACCGTGGCTCGGCGCTCGTCTGCCAAGGTCATCAGCTCACTTGCTGTGAACGCGACCAGGCGGCCGGTGCGAGGGCTGGTGACATAGACCACGTGGCTGGTGGAATGGTTGATGTCCACGTAGGCCGGTTCGTTGCGGGCCTGCGTTGCGGCCAGTGCGTGCAATGCATCGTGACTGGCGGTGCGCTGACTCACGCCAAACTGCTCCATCACGGCGGCAGTGCAACGTGTAATCAGCTGTGCTTCATCCAGATGCTGCGCGGCGTGCGCATCAAGGAAGGCCACCGCCACCGAAAGGCGAGCTTCCGGGGTGTTCTTCTGGTCGCTGTTGAGAAAGAAAGACACGGTAATCCCCTGTTAGTTGAGTGCGGGCGGCGCGGGTTGATGCGTGGCCGGCGTCGGCGATACGGGCGACGTGTAGTCGCGCGCGGGTGTGGCATCGCTGGGGGCTCTTGTCACGATGATGTCGTTGGCCCGTCGCTCCACGATGGGGAGGGCCACGTCATCGCGCGGATTCATGCTGGGGACCAGCGTACGGACGATGCCTAGATGAGCGACGAAGCGGTGGCCGCATTCGATGCCCATGCACTGGAAATAGATTTCTCGCACCAGGTTGCTCAGCTCGCGCGAGGTCATCGTGACCGCGCGTTCGCGGCAGTGCGGGCAGCGAATCGTGCATCGATTTGAGTGCATCCGTTTAGTCCTTGTACACCGATTGTGAGCTTACGTATGCGCGGCGTCGGTCACGCCGGCCGGGCGGGCAAGGCGCATTTCCAAACCTTCGAGGTAGACCGTCAGCACGTAGGCAGCGTCGGTTTTTCGTTCGGTGCGGGCCAAACGCTGGCATTGCGCCAATTGCTCGGGATCGAGGCCCACGCCAATCCGCTTCCGTTTCACGGCGGCGCGGGGCGCATAGGCCCGGCACGGCTTAACCAGGGAGTTCTTCATGGCGATGGGTTACGATTCCGAAGTGATACACAATTCGAAAGATACTCCACACATTGGGGCTATGCAACACAATATGAACGGAAAGAACCCGATTCGTGTAATTAGCCCGGTCGAACTCAGCGCGGAGGCCATGATCGTGCGGATGCGCCAAGCGGTGGGTGTGAAGAACGATGCGGATTTGTCCGCCGCCCTGGGGCTCGGTGGCTCCAGTACGCCGAGCAACTGGCGTCAGCGGAACAGTCTGCCCTTCGCTCACTGCGCGAGCATTGCCACCGCTTTAGGTGTCTCCATGGACTGGTTGGTCCTGGGACGCCACCGTCATGCGGAACCGGTGACGACGGGCGCTGCAGATAAAAGCGGGCCAGCATCAGTGCCCGTGGCATCCACACCGTCTGCTGAGCGAATGACACAATTCGTGAACGAGTGGGAGGCCACTCGGTCGCATGAAGAGGTGATCTGGTTGGAACAACACCTCAAGCGGACGGTGCCCGAGTACGCGCAATGGCTGGCCGACCACCCTGCGGCCTGATTCGAGAGGTAGGCGCCATTGAGGACATCTTGTCGGTTAAATCTGACAGGGAATCAAGCAATGGACCTATGGCGACACCCTTCCAGTGGCGTTAGCCTAAGGTCGTCCGGCGAGTCCTGGCAGTCCATGCTTCGGCGCTTAGACCACCGATGACCCGGACCCTGCTCCACCCCCCCGGTGGAGTCGTTTGGCCCCCAGCGGCCCCGGTGCCCCCCGGGGCCGCTTCCTTATGAGCCGATGCTCCGACCGAATCGCCCGCCAATATCAACAGCGGCCGCTTCCACCGCCATAGCACGGCTTTCCTGTTGCTCCGAGGAAAACTGGAGCAAGCATGATCGTTGCGCTCACCAATCCACGCCCAGGCGTCGTTTGATTGACTCTTGGACATCACATGCCGCCATTTCTTTGAGGACGCTCGCTGTCCAGTCCGCGGCGCGCACGGCATCCCTGAAAATACGACCTGATGTGTGTCCGACCTCTTCCTGGTCACACCAGACATCGGCGTGCCAGATGTATTCGTCGATAAAGAGCTGGGTCACCAGATCAAAGCGGAATGTGTGGCCTTCATGCACAAACGACCACCGACTCATCGCCATGGCACGCCCCCGTTTTATTGACGCCGCCCAGTCTTGCTACAGCGAAAATTAAGGGGCGCTGGCTCCGAAAGGCAAGGGGCTGGCGGACGTCCTGACGTATAGCCAAAGGAGCTACGATTTTCGTCATGGAATAGTCGGATCGTCAGCGCCGCTTTCATCCATCGCTACGGTATCGCTTGCGCCAGCCTTGCTTTCCAGCTCCACCTGGGTGGTGTACCCATCGTTCGGCGTGAGGCTGTGCGTCGCCTTGACCACGATCCAGTCGATCGCATCCACCTCCGGTTTCCACCCGCGTGTGCGCGCCGGCATCTCGGGGTAGAGGTCTGGTCGACCGATGGCGATATCCAGGGAGAACGTCGACGCGCCGCGGCGCACGCGGGCTAACTCGGCCTCGGCGGCGCGCTCGGCGTCCTCCTTGCTGGCAAAGTCGCCGCGCAGGAACTTCACATGCCCGTTGGCCCCGGCCAGCACCGTGCGGCCTCGACCCGCGCCCACGTCGTGCCAGCGCGCACGAATGCCGGTGTACGCATCGCGGTCGGATTCGTGGAAGCGATGATGATCGCCGTCCGCGCGCTCCACGGTGAGCGTTTGCAGGGGCTTGCCGCTCGCCGTCTGCGCGCCACCGATCGGCATAAACAGCAGGTTCCCTGCCTTCACGGTGGCCACCGCGTCCCACATCTTGCCGAGGCGGCGCAGCAGCGCGATATCCGATTCGGTTTGCGCCAGGTGCCCCACGGGTAGCGTGTCGAGCCCGGCGCCGATGCGCGGCGTCAGCTGGTGTTCGCCGGCGATCACGCGCACGACATGGCCTACGGTGGTGGTGTTCCAGCTGCGCTCCTTGCGGGCGCGCAGTTCGCGCGTCAGCTTGGCGCTACGGGCGATGATGTTCAACGTGTCGGGTGTGCCACTGTGCTCGATTTCGTCCACGTGATAGGTGCCCTGCAGCGACACGCCGAGGCCTTCAAAGCCGAGCATGATCTGCAGCTCCACACCGCGGCGGGGTAGGGCGATCCGGCCGAGCGAATCATCTATCGCGAGATTCACCGTATCAGCGTGGTCCTGCCGGTTGGACTCCACGCTGAGCTGGATCAGATGCGGCATGATCTGGCGGGTAGTGTCCTTGCCGCCGATGACGATTTGACAGGTGGGACGCAGCTGCGGATTCGTGGGTTGCACGATCATGCAGTGGCTCCGGCACGCTGCTGGGCTGCCGCAGAAGGACCACCGGACAGGTTCTCGCCCGGCGCCTCATCAGCGGGTTCGTCGTCACTGCGGCACAGCGTCAGCGAGAACGCGACTTTGCGTGGCGTGCCGTCCGCATGGATCGCGGTCTGCGTGGTCTGCAGGCTGTCGATGAAATAGACCCCGTAGACGTGGCCGGCGCCGTCCACCAACACGTAGGCGCGGCCCTCCCGGCCCATAGTTTCCAACTGCGTGATCGATGCCAGCGTGCCGGACACCTCGGGCGCCACGGCGCCGGATAGCGTAAGCAGTTCCGTGCCTGGCCCGACGATCTGGAACGCATCGCGCTTGCCCACGCGCGCGGAGGCCGCGTGCTTGAACTGCATCTGTCGCTGCAGTTCTTCGTAGGCCGCGGTGGCCATGCCGAACACGAACGGCCCGAAGGCCATCAACACCATGCCTTGCATCACGCATCTCCATCACTGAAGGCCGAGCGCGCGCGGATCTGCTTGTTGCGCTCGTGCCTGGCCAGAGCCTGGCCGACCTGGCGCTCGACCGCCCCCGGGTCGTGGCCGCGCGCGTCCACGTGCAGGGTCACCTGGTCGCCCTGCAGAACGACGGTCTTGGGGGCGCGCACGCCCACTGGCGCGGCGCTACTGATGACGCTCGGCCCGGTGCCCGAGCCTTCGCCGCCGGCCAGCGGTGTGCGCCCGATGGCGTCAGCGATCTTGCGCGCCTTCTCTTGATCGTCGCCGGTGATCCAGTCGATCGGTGTCGCGCCTGGCTCTGCCCGAGATGGCGCAGTCGTTCGATCAGGTCGCGCACTGCGCTGAGCTTCGCGCTGATCCAATCGAGCGTCTTGCGCGCCGCGTTCTCCACGCTCTGCCACATCTCGGTGAGCCAGGCTTTCACCGGCTCCCAATGCGTCACGATGAAGCCAGCCGCGGTGCCCATCGCTTCGCCGAGCGCGACGAACATACGCACCCCGAAGGTGACGGCCTGGGCGATGCCGCGCAAGGCAGCGCCGACCAGCTCGCCAAAGGAGACGCCGGCCGCGCGGGCGCTGTCCATCTGCTCTTTGGTGGCTTGGAAGGGTTCCCACAGCTGGGATATCCAGCGCCACACACTGACCAGGCAGCCGACCACCCCGTCAAACGCCGGCTTGAGTGGCGCGAGGGCGCGGCCGATGTCATCGAACACCGGGCCGAGCGTGCGGCCGATGCCCTCCCACACACCCGAGAACCAGGCCGAGAGCGGCTGCCAGTAGCGGCGTACCGCCAGGGCCGCGACGATCACCAGGGCGATCAGCGCGGCGACCGGGAGGCTCACGCCGGTGATGGCGAGCATGGCGGCGCGGGCACCGGTGGCGACGGCCGGGAACAGGCGACCCAGCAGCGGCAGGCGCGACAGCAGCCCGCCCTCGGCGCCGCCGGCCATGGCGCCCAGCCGGATGCCCCCGAGACGCATGGCGTAGCGCAGCAGCGCGAACTGACCGAGCAGTCCGCCCAGGCCGATCATCAGGCTGCCCACGGTGGCGAGCAGCACGCCAGCGCTGCCGGCGACCAGCAGCATGCCCTTGGCGAGCGCCGGGTGACGCTGGGACCAGCTCCCGACAGCGCGCAGGAC